TCATGAAGCGCATTGAATCTCAGCACCGACCAACGTCAACGCAAGGAGTGCTTCGCCGTCTGGATGTGCCTCTAGAAGGCTTCTAATCGTTTCAATGCATTGTTGGGCAACCTGCTGCTTATCTTCGGGTAATGAAGCTATCAGCCCTTTAGCCATCAATACTGTTTGCTCTTCTTGCGTCATTTCATTCGCTCCGTTGCTGTCTTGGTTCGATGGCAAGGCCAACACAATCCCTCAAGGTTGGCATCATCATCTGTACCGCCATGGCCCTTAGGTTTGATATGGTCAACCGTGGTCGCGGGAATGGCTCGTCCTTCGCGCAAGCAGGCTTGGCAAAGGTGCTTATCACGATTAAGGATGCGCTTACGAATGAGGGTCCACTTGCTACCGTAGCCACGTTCGTGGCGGCTCTTGCCCTGCTGGTGGTTCTCCCATCCTGTATTACGGTGCTCATCGCAATAGCCGCTGCGGTCAGTAGTGGTATTGCGGCAGCCATGCTTACGGCAAGCGCGTGGGATAGCTCTAGGCACCTTAGCGCATGCTCCCATGTATCAACCCACCGGGACGACACTCAGTCTTGATCGCGTCATTAACGAGCTTTCGCACATCCTTGCTTAGCTGTCGTTTGTTGACAGGTATGCACGGCGCGGTTGCTGGGCACAAGAACATTGCGCCATTGAATACATTGAATGCATCGCTACCACGTATAGATGCGTTAAGCTCTTCCAACTTCTGTTGCGCGTCGCTAATGTCGGCATCGATTTGAACAGTCACTTTACTGATCACCTTGCCTTTATCGTGCGTCTGTACATTGTTGGCTGGATGCCATAGTGAATGGCGACGATGGTCGTTTGAATGTTCAGAGTCTGCATTTCCTGCTAATATTCCGGGCGCTGAGATTTTCAGTGGGAAATATTCAGGTATTCCGTTTACTGTCGTTCTCAATCCCCACGCATCGTACTGAGCCGAGCCAGCAGCATTCGATACCTCATAGCCGTCACTATTATTAGTAATGCTCATACTTGCCATCACGTCTCGCAGTGATAGATGTTTCATTTAGAATAATCCTCTATATGTGAAAGTATCGCCCCGCCTGATTCAGAGACAACCCGCATTCAAAACAGTGTGTTTATCCTGTAATAACGAATGGCCAAACTGATAAACCAGCAGAAAATAAAAAGGCCACCAGCGGTGACCTCAAGTATTTCGGTGTTCTTTTGGCATTATCACAGGCACTAATTGAATGCCTGCTGTAATGCCTACTGCCCGCTTACTTTGTCATAGACGCGTTCACAGGTTTTTCCGGCGCTATAAGCACGGTCAGCCTCTTTTGCATACTCTCCTGCTGCTTCGTTAGATTCGCTGAGCAACTGGGTAAGCAATATGATGGCTTGGGACTTTGACGCGCTTGAGCTGGCAGCGCTGGAAAGCTTGCCGGTTTCACTGTCTGCGAATTGTTGCCTGAGCTGTACAAGTTGTTGCCGCAACCCGTCAGCAGAGCGCTTAGCATTAATAGCATCAACTTTAAGCCGTTTGTTATCTTCATCTGCATCTTTAGCCGCCTGATTTGCTGCCTGTTGTCTGCGTTGCTCTTCTGCTCGTTCGTCTGCCTGTCGCCGCGCTAGAGCATCAGAATCATCTTTATCACGCTGCATCCATTTCAATTGCCAAGATTTATCAACCTGATGGTATTTATCGCGGTAATGACTAGCTATTTTCCCAGCGACGAGCAACGCCACCAGCAACAAACCTATTGCCATCATTCGCCAACTGAAATTGATATTCATTGGACTATATCCCAGCAAGTAAGCTCCGATTCTTGACCTCTTCGCACCGGCTGCCCAGCGCAATTATTTTCTTTAATCCGACAATCTCTGCCTCCATCGAATATCCAGCGCCTTATCTCAGCACAAGCACCAATACGATCACCGGCATTCAACTTCTTATAAAACGTAGAGGGGAAGCATTTAGCGGGACCGATGTTGTAAGGGCAAAAGGAAGCGATACCGGCGACGGCAGGCTCTGAGAGTGGCACTGTCACATTACGCCTAACCCATGCGATAGCTTTATCACGCTCTAACGCGTCATAGCGCTTGCACTGGCTGTATGAAAGTTTCAATCCTTGAGTGACTGGTTTCCCCTCAATGCGCGTCAACCCACGACATATTGACCAGATCCCCCGCCCATCCTGATACGCGATAGTTCGAACGCCCTCTTTCTCATCCAGAAACTGATCAAGGATTTTGTCAGCTGTAGCCCCACCGAGAATTAATGCTAGAACCGCAGCGCTGAGTTTGGTTTTAGTCCCCATCAATCACGCTCCAGCATCTCCAGCTCTTCATTCACCGGCGCAGCAGCTATCACCTGACGGCTTTGAATCCACTCACGCAATAAGCGCTCACGACGGCATCGGAAATAAATCCCCGAGATAAGGCCCGCTAGAGTGCAAAAAATGCCAACAATGATGCCGACAACCATCCACTCGCTGGGTGAGAAGAAATTAATCAGGCTGAATAGCCATGACGAAACCCCACCAGCAAGTAAGGCGTTATCAGCAGCACGTGTGTACATTATTTTCATCCTTCACCTCCACCAGCGAGGCGGGGTTATGTAGTGAATAGCACCCAGCCGTAACCACTCTCAGCTAGAAAGTGTTTAGAGTGGATGGTTGTTGGCTGGGCGCTACATATGAAAAATGGCACCCAGAGGCCCCCTTTGATTACGATTTATAGCTTGTTCTTCGGTGCTTATATCCGAACGTCTCTCTTGTCACCGATCCAATAGAGATAAACAATGAATAAATGTGCAGTCAGTACTTTCCCCGGTTGAAGCTCTTGACTTAAACCTAAGTCATTGCTTTCTGCATTGATAGATACAATATTTTTCACTGTTTATTTTCGATAATTCGAATCTAAAGATTTTAGTAAGTAAAACATTCAAAAATAAAAAACCATTTCATATTTTCGTATTGCTCAAAAACATAATATCGTTATCATCTTCTTTAGATTTTTTGATGACTTAAAACTACGCCATAGTGAGCGGTCATTAATTAGTCAAGAAATGATGTCAGCCATCATTTCGGAAGAAGCCACCGATAGGTGGTTTTTTTTTGCCTAAAATTAAAAATAAATTTTTTTATAAAAAAACTAAAGTAGTCCTACCCTCTGTCGATAACTAAGGAGCTAAGCAACAAAACAGACACCTAATTGAAAGGAACCAAACTATGGCACAAGTAATTAACACCAACAGCCTGTCTTTGATGGCGCAGAACAACCTGAATAAATCTCAGTCTTCACTGGGTACTGCTATTGAGCGTCTGTCTTCTGGTCTGCGTATTAACAGCGCAAAAGACGATGCTGCGGGTCAGGCGATTTCTAACCGCTTCACAGCAAACATCAAAGGCCTGACTCAGGCTTCCCGTAACGCCAACGACGGTATCTCTCTGGCGCAGACCACCGAAGGTGCTCTGAACGAAGTGAACGACAACCTGCAAAATATTCGTCGTTTAAGTGTTCAGGCTCAAAACGGCTCCAACTCTGGCAGTGACCTAAAATCCATTCAGGATGAGATTGATCAGCGTCTTGCTGAAATCAATCGCATTTCTGAACAGACCGACTTCAATGGAGTTAAAGTTTTAAGTGGCGATAACAAATTGACAATTCAGGTCGGTGCCAATGATGGTGAAAAAATCGATATAGAATTAAATAAAATTAACCGTGAAACGTTAGGTTTAAATGATTTCTCTGTAGCTAAAGGTGTAGATGGTGGCAAGGTTGCGGCAGCAGCCCCAGCCACAACAGCAGATATCGATACAGGCGTCAGCGTAAAACTTGCTGCAGGTCAGCAAACGACAACTGGCACAAAAAATATCGCGTCCTATATGAAAGGCACTGACGGAAAAATTTATGCAAAGTATGATAATACTGGTGACAAGTATGCCGAGGTTACATCTATTGATAAAGATGGCAAGGTTAAAACAGGCACTGAGTTAACTGATGCAGATGATATTAAAAAAGTAACTGATGGCACAACGGTTACATCTGCAAATATTACAGTTAAGTTTAATGCGTTGACTGGTTCTGACAATGCAAATATTCGCGCTTACAGCGGAACTGAAAGTGGTGCCCCAAAATATGTTATTAAAGATGGCGACAAGCTTTACTCAGCGACTATGGATGCTGATGGCAAGGTAACTCGTGGAACTGAGCTTTCCAATAAAAAAACCACGACAGATCCGCTAAAAGCATTAGATGCAGCACTATCTAAAGTCGACTCTCTGCGTTCATCTCTGGGTGCTGTACAGAACCGTTTCGATTCTGTTATCAACAACCTGAACAGCACCGTAAACAACCTGACGGCTTCCCAGTCTCGTATTCAGGATGCTGACTACGCGACCGAAGTCTCTAACATGAGCCGTGCAAACATTCTGCAACAGGCGGGTACTTCTGTGTTGGCTCAGGCTAACCAGTCTACTCAGAACGTACTGACTCTGCTGCGTTAATCACATTGATTTCCCCAAAAGCCTCTCGATGTGAGGCTTTTTTTTCGCCCAAAACATCCATTTTCGTGAGAAATTAATTAGATAATAACCTTATTCATTGCAACAATAATCAAATTAATCTTATTATCTAATCATGTTGGCTTATCCCAATATGATGTAGCTGAGAAGCTGGGAACAACTCAATCTGCTGTATCACAATGGGAAGCTCAAGGCTCAAAACCTCACAAAAAAACCCGTGAGCGCCTTGCGGCTCTTTATAACTGCAAGCCTGAACAGATGACTCCATAAATGACAAAACCCGCTCAAAAGGCGGGTTTCTTTTTATCTTTACAATTCTGACAACATATCAAATTAGGCCTTAAAATACGCCATTTAGTTGACTTTTGCAAATGGCAAGTTCCATTAGTGATGTGCATCACATTTTCACTAAAATGTTTTCCAATGACTCCACGTCTAACTCTTCGCATAGGCGATGAAGCATTCTCCAGAGGCTTTTGTAATTTTTAGTCCAATTATCGAGCGCCACCCCGATTTCTTGCGCTGCATACGTTGGCGCGTAGATTGTGGGGTTTTCTGGGTTTCGGCATCGCTCTTCCGTATTTTCAACGGCTAACTCAACTAGCCGAATAAGCCTTTCAACCATCTTATGGCTCACCCGCTTACCTGCTAGCCGCTGCCGCATCCTCTCCCATACGAACTCACATATCAGCAAGTAATGGTCTACCCCCATGTCATAACCATAGCATCGCAAAACCCACGCCCTTTCCTGAGCCGACAGTTTGTTAATAACCCTGCGCAATCCTGCTGTTTCGTATGCTTCTGGTGTTATAGGTGTGTATTGGTTTTTACGTGCCATTGTCGGCGTCACATGTACCGGATCGCTTGCTCGGCAATAATACCTACCATCGATGTTTACCGCTCTTGGACGCTGCCTGCCATATCGTGACGTTCTAGCCTGTGCGAACCCTTCAAATCCTTCTAACTGCCCCTTGAATGTCTTAGCGTTACAATTAAGGGCGAAAATAACATTGGTTCGAATACATGCAATCTCTAAAGGTGTCATTTTTCCGCCCTCCCGATTACACCCAGAGCAGCCGCTTTGTGTTGGGTTTTTAACACCCATGACATTTGGCTATCGTGTTTAGCCTCCCACCCCTTAACATCTCTGTGTAGCTCGCCGTGGCAAATCCTACATAGGGGCATCACTAACAAATCATTAGCTTTAGTCCCCATCCCGCCGAACCCGTTATTGATGATGTGGTGCGGATCATCCGCCTGCTGACCACACCCACAGCAGGGTTGCGTCTTCACCCACTGCAAATATTCAGGCAACTCCAGATGGATCGCTTTAGGTTTCAACATAAAACTTGCTGGTGGACACTTATCCTCGACTAACTTGAACGCGGGCTTTATCAACTTAACGCTGTCCGCAATAACTTTTGCTGGGTCGGTCTGCCACGGATTAATATCAGCCTCTTTCATTACGCCGTTTATAAACGCTGGCGGCTCTGGTGTCTTCGTTACTCGGTAGTCAATGGCGCTAGGTAGCAGATGGGTTAAGTGATTTAACGCAGCCCACCAGCACAACTCGGGTAATGTCAGTTGGTGGCCTTCGTTAAAACCTAATGAGCGCCGTACAGAGTCCACTAGCCATTCGGCACGGTTGGTTTCGGCTATATCGCCTAGCGACGGATGAAACTGATCATAGTGAAGGTTGTCGCAACTCCAACACAGACGAACGGCACCGTTTTTATGCGATACCGTATTCAAATTGCCGTTGTGATAGCTGCGCTTCCATTGGCAGGTTTTAATTTTATCAACCCATACCTCAAGGGCACTTTCGGTACCTGCGGCTTTAATCACGTCGTGATGTGAGAAGAACGGGCGCAGCGCCATATCGTTGGCAAGGTCTTGAGACTGTGCAGGTAACTCGCCTGCAGGAAGCTTCGCAAACTCTTTCGGCACATCGGTGATCATGAGGCGCTGGCCTTTGTGGAATTTGCACGTCAACTGCCCCGGCTTAAGCAAAACCACACCCGCGTCGATTTGTGGGAATGCGGTGAGGATCATGCGCATGTCGTAACCTCATCGATCACCAGCTCAACACGACCACCTTTAACGACTGGCCCCCACTTGGCTGAAAGCTCTTTAATCTGGCTATCATCAGCCCATACATTTGCTTTCGTCAGAGCATCAAACAGAGCCTTGAAGTAGTTATCCAGATCACGCTTCGCCTTGGTCGGCGGGAATAGCACAACGGAAACAGATAAGTGCTCAGTAATCGCCTTCGGCTTACGGCGTAGCTGCTCGATGACCATCGCGTATGTTTCAGCTTGATACTTACGTCCACGTTCGCTCACTAAATGCTTACCGATTGAAGTGCCCTTATTCGGGGCGCGCCAGTAACCATTTACGCTAGGTGGAAATGGTAGGATTAACTTCACGCAGCTACCCCCACCAGCTTTTCAGCCATGCGACGAACCTGTGCCAGAAATGCATCACCCCGAGTGATTAGATCATCGCGGGTGACATAACTGATTGCTGGGCCGTGCCACTGCTTATCAAGAATGACCACAGCACCAGCAAAAAACGCGCCGGTAGGCTTTTGCTTCTCGTCAGCGGGTTTGAACCAAACTGGCAGATCAAAACCAATACGCCCACGAATAAAAGCGACATGATCGGCTTCTTCTGGCCACCACACTTCGCTGGTTGCCGCTTTGATCAAGAAGATGTAACGGCCGCCCTTCTCACGCATAGCTATCGCATGATCGATAATGTGCCGCATGCCTGTGACATATTGCCCTTCATACTCTTTAGCGCGGCTGTAGGGCGGGTTTGCGTATGCCGCACCGCCTAGCTCTTTTAGACGTTCTGACCAGTCCTGAGTAAGTGCGTTATCTTCAGCGGTGTAGTACGCGTCACATTTGGCATTATCAGCGTCAGCAAACAGATCGAGAGTGATTGGTCCGAACATAGCGTTAATGCCCCAAAACAATGAATCTGGAGTACGCCACTGATCGCCAACGTCTTTTAGGTAGTGTTCAGGCTCTGCACGTTGTGCGGCTAAATCGGCGCAGTATGGGTTGATGTTCATATTCACGACAGCACCTCCATCACCACTACCTCAAGCTTGCCGATCTTCTGCTCCATGTCTGCCACGGCATCGAGCAAGGAATCCATCGATTTCTGAACGCTGTGTTTGGCCTGCATCACATCACGTAAAGCGGGTACCAGTGCCTTTTTGATTGCGTCACGGGTTGCGCCGTTCTTTTCTAGCTGCTCTGCACGCTTAAGCATTTCCGAGGCCTGCTGGCGTAATAGTTCTAGCGTTGGTGCTACCACTGATTTGCTCACAGAATCCCCCTCTGCTGATCAGCCTTAACCATCAGCTTGATAAACTTGTAATTACGTTCGAAATTGAAAACACGCAGTACTTCAATCCATCGGCGCTTTTCGGCAACCTTGCGCAGGTATTGATCGTTACCCCAATGCGAGCGCCATTTGCGGATGTGCCACCAGCGGCGAACCTGCTGAATAGTCGCGATCAGCGATAAAACATCAACGCCATATATTTCTTTCACTAAATGGCCTCCACGCAAGCTTCGAAATCCATACGCGGATCGACAGTGCCATACGGCGCACGGCAGTAGATTACACAGGCATTGCGGCATTTAACTGCACGCTCCATATCTTCTTCGGTACCGCAGTTCTCAATGACTCGGGACCATTCATATTCAGCGCGGCGCCACTGTTTTGCCGCTTCACAGCGTTGAGCTCTTTCCTGATGGAGCTGAACAAGCGCTGGCCGGTGGCGGCGAATTACTGGCATGGTTTGTTTTTTCACACTGCACCTCCGGTACGCTCTAAGAGCCACTTTGGTAAATCGCTTCTATCAACCGGCACTACTTTTTCATTGGCCTGTTCGCTTGAGTATCCGCCTCTAAATCCGCTCGGGATCGATGAATAATCCTGCTTAGAAAAGTCCATATTGACGTAGCTTGATGGTCTAGATTGTGCCCCAACAGGTGCGCTGAGCTTCAGTGATAACTCATCCCATTTTTCACGTAATTTCGATGGGCTGAGTATGTTCTTACCCCAGAAACCATCTTGGTTTGCGCGTTTGAACAGCGAACAGATTTGTTTGTGCGTCCGGCCATCCTGAGCCACCATCAGGCGTATCTCGTTCGCCCACGCTGCCCAGTTAGGTTCTTTCGGCTTAGCAACCTCGTCGCAGGTTTCCGCAGCTTGTTCGTACATCGCTATAATTTTCGACCAGATGAATTCAGCGCAAATGAGATCGTCCTTACCACCCCACTGACGTTTTCTGGCACTGCAAACAACCGCTTGGGGATGGCGTGAGATGAAATCAGCCTCCGATAAATTATCACCATGGCTTTCGTCCGGTAGCGTAGCGTCCGGACAAGAAGAGGGTTTTATGATCTGTATGTCTTGATCTGTATAAAGAAAAGATTCCGCACTTTCGCGGTTTCCATTCTGCACTTCCGCAGTTTCCATTCCGCGATTCTGCGGATTTGATTCCGTACTTTCGCGTTTTCCATTCCGCACTTTCGCGGAATCCAGCGCTGGCGGGAAAATCTTAGCGATTAAGGCATCGCCATCAATGCGATAATGGGCTGTAGGAGTGCCATTAACCTTTTGGTTTTTGGTTTCAATAATTCCGGGTAAATATTTGGTGCAAAGCTTCTTCACCAAGCGACCAACCTGATCCTCACTCAGGGTTTCTAAGTCTTCCCCCATCTCTTTGTGGCTCTTATAGAACCATCCACCTTCGCATGAAGAATCGACTCCAGACCAAAATACGATCTGGTTCAACAAAGCGCCTAAGACGAGCGCCTGCTGATCGCCAGCAAAAAACCTGACGTAAGGCCGAGGTATGACGATGGAGTTTTTCTGGCCCGATAGAGACTGAACAACATCAAAAATACGGCTCATATCAGTCCACCATCAGCTCAGAGGCGTAACGATCGGCAAGCCATTGCAGGCCCAGCGGCGTTACGCGGGTTTGAGTAAAAGCATGACCAAACTCAGATGTGCCGGTTTTCACGCAGAATAAGCCGTTACGCTGGTGGATTGAGGATGGCAATAAGTTGCGAGACTGACGAAACAGAACCTTGTCACGCAATAGCGCCTCTATCATCGACTTTTCAGCCATGCGCAGAATCTTGGCGCTTTCACGCAGACTCTTAGCACCAGCGGCATCAACGAAATGATCGACAAACGCCACCTTCGGCGCATCCTGCTGAACCTTGTACTCGAGCGCGGCTTTCTGTTCTGCCATATCAGCAGCAAGGCGCAACGCTTCTGGTAATGATTGAGGAAGCGCTGGAGTGCTATTTTCCAGCTCTTGCCAACGGTCAACGACAGCCGCAGTGAACAACGGTGACAAACGGGCAACCAATATCAACGAGTCTCGCTTGTTAAACCGATACTCCTGGTACGTATTCCCGTTATGCTCAAAATCGAACTGCGCCAACGGCGCGGTTAAAATACCTGCACCCACTAGGCGTTCGGCTGAACGCTTAACATCACCGTGTTTGCTTTTAACTAACTCAGCAATTTCACGGCTGCTCATGGTTATTTCAGAAGAGATAGAAAGGTTAGCCATGTTCGTATTCATGCCACACCTCGACCTGCTAGTTGTTCACCCACAGCCCACTCAACAAAGCTGTGGTTGATGTCAGTCCACTCACCTTGTAATTTAGCGGCATACGGAAACGCAATCGGCTTACGCCCACCGGTGACCGGTTTGCAGCGGAATTGCGGAGTTCGTTTGTTTGTTGTTAAAATGCTCACGCGGTTATTTCTCCACACACTGATTTAGTCGCACCCGACGCCAAGAGCTGCATACTCTTGGCGTCACCCTCTCCCCACAGCATTTCTGAAATCACCCAAATCTCGGCTATCAAAGACTGTGCTCGATAACCTTTGGCGCGTAGGCGTTTGCTTTCTTCTCGGTCAAGAACGCCATCATGGGTGAACTCGTTATGTGCTCGGCTAAAATCACCCAGCGCCGCCAGCAGGTCGTTAAATTTGTGCAACAGCTCTTCATTCTCGACCTGATCGATGTCAGGCAGTTTCACGAACACACCACCAGCTCGTTTGCACATGGCCTCGGTAATATCCGTGCGGCCTGAGTGGGCCTCCATATCAATAGCCATGCCGAAAGGCACCATTTGCCCACCGACTTGGCGAACGCGGTTACTTAGCGCGTTATGGGTACCGTCGTGCGAAAGCTGTTGCGCCATCGCTTCATACCCACCCGGTGTTGAAGTGATCAGCTTGTGCATTGCTGCTGTCATATCTGCCGGGGCTGGAAAATTCTTGTTGTCCACAGTGTTGGTCTCTCTTTTGTGGTTTTAATCGCTCTCAATACCCTTAGGATTTAGGGTAAATATCTGGACGAAGCTCAGTCTTAGAAACTCCGCCATGGGTTTCTTCCTCAAGACGTCTAGCTAGAAGAAAGCCCGCTTTTTTGTGGCCTTTGAAAACTAATCGTAAATATCCGGCGCTACTACCAACTCTTTCTGCGAGTTCAGCCCTTTGAGTTGTAGTTAGGCCATCCCAATACTCATGCATAATATGTACCTCCGATGTACATATTACATGAATAAAATGAACCTTCAAGATACTTGTACCATCATGGTACTAACTATTTAATGATGCTATGAAAACGATCAGAGAAATTAGGCGTGAGAACGCGAGAAAATTGAGGGATAGTGCTGGTGGCAATTCGTCATTTGCAGCCCTCATAGATCGCGAGGCCACGCAGACCAGCAGATTTATGGGCGAAAACGCCACTAAGAATATTGGTGATGATCTCGCTCGCCATATTGAAAAGTGTTTCAATATGCCGCTAGGTTGGTTAGATAAAGAGCACCAAACAGCCAATGTCACGGACACCCAAGACGTTACGATTACTTCGCAGCAAATTGCGATGGTACCCGTTATATCGTGGGTTCAAGCAGGAGCTTGGACCGAAGTAGGATACTCAGAGGTTGATTTGAGTCTGGTAGAAACATTCCCTTGCCCAGTTCCATGCGGGCCAATGACATACATACTGCGTGTGATTGGCGATTCAATGATCGATGAGTATCGACCGGGTGACATGATATTTGTAGATCCTGAGATATGCGCTACCAATGGTGATGATGTTATTGCATTGATGCATGATACCGGCGAGACAACATTCAAACGCCTGATTGAAGATGGTGGCAAAAAGTATCTGAAGGCGCTTAATAAAAACTGGCCAGAGCAATACATCACTATAAACGGCAAATGCTCGATAATTGGTACGGTTATTTTTTCTGGGAAACCAAGAAGATACAGAACGAGAAATTAACCAAATTCGTAAAACCTGCTTCGGCAGGTTTTTTTATGCTTGACAATGTACCATTGGGATACATAATGTACCTAAAAGAAACGAGAAGATTGAAAACTCATTTCTTTGAGCTTACTTGGCGGTTGCAGGATTTCAACCAGAGGATTGATGGCTGTTATTTGGCCTGTAACCGCCCTTTTTAAGCAGTACACAACCGGTAAGGGCACTGGTGATTGAGTTTAGTACCTGTTCGCAATCATCCATCTCAGGCAGTGCCCTTTCCGTTGTGGTGTAGCTCAGTTGGTAGAGCGTCGCAAGCGTTCATAGCGTAGCGGGTACGCGCTGGTTCAAGTCCAGCTACCACAGCTCATTTGTGTGGAGAATTATTAGAGATCCTATCTGTTTGTGTGAATTTTCATTAATTCGCACCGGGGAAACTCATATCTAAAAAACGTGTGGAGAAATAACCGTATGAAACTGGCTCAGATTAAAAACGCCATCGTATTCAAAGCAACACTGCCAAATGCTGACCTACTGGAAGGCCACATGAAGGAGTGCATGTTCTCTGATATATCGGAAACAGAATTCGCTCGTTCAGGCTTCGCTGTAAATACCATCACTGGCGAACTCGTTACCCCAATTACTGGCGGGTACACAATCACCGTTCGTCGTGACGAGAAAATCATTCCATCCTCAGTAGTAAACAAAGAAGTTGAGACTCGCGTTGCAGCGATCGAGTTGAACTCTGAATGCAAGTTAAAACGGAAAGACAAGGCCGTTATCAAGAACAACGTGATTGTGGAATTATGCAAAACTGCGTTTGTTAAAACGACCTATCTCTTTGCTTATTACGATGAAGCCAACAAGCTCTTAATTGTTGCCACCGGTAGTAAGCCACTATCTGACATCGTTGTTAGTCTACTGGTTAAAGCATGTGGTTCAGTTAAGACCGAGACTATCAATGTTAGTGACGTTAAACATGGCCTCACAACCCGACTCAGAACCTATCTAACATCTGGCCTTGAGCCATTCGAAGGATTTCGCTTCTCTGATTTTATCCAGCTTGGTCGCTTGGGTGATCAAAAAGAAATCATTAAATATTCCGGATCTGAAATCGACGATATGCAGCAAGAAATTATCGATAAGTTAGATGCCGGTTTTATTGTTGAGAAAGTTCGCCTCGATATGGATGGGATTAGCTTCCAGTTAACTGAAAAGTTTCATTTTAAAGCGATCAACCTTCTCTCAGATATTAACTACCAAAATGAAGACGATCTTCCGTACCGCTGGCGACAAGAGGCTGGCGTCAAACTCTTCTTTATGCGGACAGTGGTTTTAGGTCTGGTTTCAGTTCTTGAATACAAGGCAGAAAAATAACTCTGATATTTGCACTGGTTAGCCCAGCGCTTTGACATGTTATCAAGTTCAAGTGTGGAGAAATAATCGTGAAACTAAATGAATTACCCACAAAGACGCTAATTAAGCAAGCGCATGCAGGCGTGCAGCTTATTGCTGAACAGTATCCAGATGCGGCAGCAATATTACGAGAAACTGTCACGCGCTTTGATGTGTTGTGTGAAGTCCACCAGCAAACCCAAAAGCAGCGTGATGAACTGGCTGATGATGCCGAATATTTAAAAACGCGCTTCAAAGAAGCGGACCTGTTATTTGGCAAACTAATACTGGCTATGCGAGCAGCAGTGATTGAAGCCGAACACGGAGAAGGGCCAGTCGCTGGGATGAGTTGGATATTTAACACATTACACGGACCTAATGAATTCGCTCCAGAAGCAGAAATAAATGCGCAGGAATACTTCGATCGGGAATCGAAAATCATCGATGTTGAGTTTTCAAAATGCATGGATTTCTTTACTAGTCGCCGCAGCAAATCATGCAATGGAGGCAGTGATGCCAAGTAACAGCAAAGAGCGCGGCATGATTTTTAATAGTGAGATGGTGCGAGCGATTCTATCAGGACAGAAAACGCAGACGCGGCGGATTGTTAAATGCGATTTTCAAGAAATTGCTGAGCGCGATGATGGATCGCTGTGGCCGTGGCGAGAAGATTGCGAACACGCAGAAGATTATTGGTATCCATGCCCTTTCGGCGATGTTGGCGAACGTATCTGGGTTCGTGAAACATGGGCAGCACTCGGTAATGAAGACGGTTGCTCTATCGATTGGAATGAGAATTTAGTTAAAGAAGGCGGCGCGGCTGGCGCTCGAATCTATCGAGCTAGTTGTGAGCAAAAACAAGGAGACTACGGTTTGTGGTCAATCCCCGACGATGCCGAATGGAAGCCACACACTGACAACATGAAGTATGAAGGTGCATGGGTTCCATCAATTCACATGCCCCGTTGGGCCAGTCGCATTCTTCTTGAAATCACTAATGTACGCGTAGAGCGATTAAACGATATCAGTGAGCAGGACGCAATTGCGGAAGGGATAGAGCGTTATAACGATGATGGCATTGTTTATTACGGCCCATATGGAAAAGGCGACTGCCGGCCAGAGCGTGCATTTTCTGACTTATGGAAATCTATTTACGGCGATGAAAGCTGGGAAAAAAATCCGTGGGTTTGGTGCATTTCATTTAAGCGTGTGCAGGAGCAGAGCAATGACTAAGTTAACGCAAAAGCATACTGATTTACTCTGCCACTCTCTAGGAATCAATGAGCACCAACGCGAGCCGTACCGAAACCACTTCCTCGCTGGCGATGGCCATAGCGATAACGCGGCGCTTATTGAGCTTGTTGAAACTGGATTTATGACCGCTCAAGCAGCTCCTAAGATGTGGGGCGTCGGGACTGTTTATGTTGTTACGGATGCTGGCAAACAAATTGCGATCAATAGTTTGCCGGAACCAAAAAAGCTAACTAAGGCGCAGGCCAGATATCAGGATTACTTAGATGTTGGCGACTGCTATCACGACTTTGCGGCGTTTCTTGGCTTTCGACCCCCAGAACGCGAATACGGGTACTCATGGGAGAATCGCGGACTGATTCGCTTTCGAAGTCCACGAGCTACCGGCAAGTGGTGCAAAACAGTTAAAGAAGCAAAAGCAAGCTATAAAGCTGCGATGAAAGCTAATAAAGAATCAGGTAAGGAGTGGTCGTATGTCTAAGTTAACAACTGAGCGTTTAGAAAAATTCGTCAACGATATTAAAACTGATGGGATGTGCGACATAACTGATCATCAAGTTGCGCTGGCGTTGCGACAGCTTCTGGCATACGAGCAAGCAGCAGATCGCCCTGTAGGTGAAATATTCATATGTAGCGGAAATAAAACGCTGCGTTGGTTGAATGACGTTCCAGAGGGAACGGTTCTTTATGCAGCACCGGTATTACCTAAGCAGCCTATTGTTTTATACATGGGCCGTGAACTGATATCTAAAGAAGGTCTGGAGCTGATTAGAGATGGAGTTTCCGAGGCAACAAAGCTAGAAGGCGCTTGCATGGCTAGCACCATTTTAGGCGGCAACCACCATGCACAACCTGTAAGCGAGCCTAAGGCAGAAGGCGATGTTCTGTCTCGACTCAAAGCTGAGCATGTAGAGCTTGAGGATAGATACATAAAGCTAGCTAACTTTATTCAAGTCAATCCGGAATTTAAAAAGTTAGCACCGAGAATGCAAAGGCTATTGGAAAACCAGACTGCTGCAATGGTCGACTACGCGTCAATATTGGAGTGCCGAATTGATCTTATCGAAGACGCAGCGGCCTCAGCACAGGAGCAGAAATAGATGGCTAACAGAACAGCAAATAGAAAAGCGCGCCGCTTACTTGGTCTGGATTACAAGCTGAGCAATAAACCTAACGATGTTGTATTCCCGTTTCGGGTTCCTGACTTTGGGAGCTTTCAACTACCTGAACATCTGCAATCTCATGAAGTGATTTCGGTGAAACCGGCTCCGTACATGCTCCTCGGAATGCCGTGTGAAGGTTACGCATATTATCCAATAAGTGCCTTTTACCCTGCCTATATTGGCAAGCCACGTAATACAAAGGGAGAACAGTCAAATGATTAACACTATCGTGATCGATACCGAAACTATGGATGTGCGCCCTTCTGCTCTCATCCTATCTATCGGCGCTTTTGCTTTTGATGTGGCCGATCTGGAAGGTACTCGCGAATCTATTCTGGCTGTAAGCCGCGATCCTGAGCTTTCTGACTATTCAGCTAATGCGTTCTACTGCCTGCTTGATGCTAACGATCAGCTGATGCTTGGGCGCTCTGTTTCGAAAGATACACAGCACTGGTGGAGAAATCAGAACCAAGACGCTCAGGAAGCATTATCCGGCGATCGTGAATCGTTAGCTGACCAGCTGCTTAATCTGAATAGTTGGATTGCTCAACATACTGGCGCCATGATTTATTTTCGTGGTACCGATTTTGATGGTTCGATTCTAGAAAGCGCATACCGCACCTGCAGAATGGAATGCCCTTGGAAGTATAACGGCAAGCGCGACGTTCGGACGTACATCGATGCGCTCACCGGCGGTAAAAAAGGTTATGTGCCTGACCACCAGCCGTATTTTCAGATGATTAAGCACAACGCGCTTCATGACGCGATGAATGATGCCGAGCAGATGGCAATCGCTAAAAACTGTTTTGCCACCGTAGTTAAGGTTGCATAGGCATATAGGAGGAGTTAATGCAGGAACTCACCAAGCAGCAACGTGCCGTGCTAGACGTCATAACCAATTACATTAATCGAAATGGGATATCACCAACGGTTAGTGAAATTTCGGAGGCTATGGGGTTCAAATCCCCAAACTCCGCTACCTTACATCTCAAGGCATTAAAGAAGAAAGGTGCTATAGCAATCCGCGATAGAACGTCACGAAGCATTACAGTGATTGACAGAGAAAATAGCCCGCTGAGCATTCCAAGTGTTAACGACAGTAACTATTGGTTTGATGGGGTATTCCAGCATAGACGCTATGAGCGTGATGTGTATAGAAGCCTAGAATTAGCTGGAGTAATCGTGGGTGTAAAAGCTAGCCGTGTGGAGAATAAAACGTGA